TTCGGAGACTCCGGAGGTTTGACGGGTGTTACGTCATTCCTGCCAATTCCTAGTGCCGCTCTCGGGCGCGTAACCTGACTTACAATCCGTGAGTCGGGACGCGGCGCAGGTGCCGGTTCGTGTTGAACCGCTACCGGCGGAGGGGGTTCCACCGTTTCCGGTGAAGGTGTTTTGGGTTGCCTTGGTGCCTGAATCATCAAACCATCGTTGTTCAGGTCTTGGAAGGCTTCCTCAAGATTTTCGGCTGTGTAGTTTCCGGTGGAGAGTAGATTATTGAATACCGCTTCTTCATCTCCCTTTCGGATTGATTCACCGAGTTTGAACTTCGCTAGCCACTGAAGTAGCAGGTTGAAGTTCTGAAAATTTGTGTCCGCATAATAGTCGGGGTTATTCGCCAAGAAGGTTTTATTTGCCTGCTCGGCAGTAAGCTGATTGGCCGCGTACGATCCTTGCTTTGCTCCCTGCTGGGCGAGGTTCAGGACTTGGTCCATAGTCACCCCGCGAGTTTTTTGGAGTAAGAAGTCGTTGGCGGCTGCTGGATCTGACTCCCACAAAGTCCGGTATTCAAAAATCTCGTCTGCGGTGAGTTGCCGGACAGGAGACGGCTGAGGGGTCTGTGTTTGTGCTACTGGCTTCGCGGGAATAGCTCCGAACTTGATCTTGGCATTCTGCTCCCGAATCTTCTTGGTAGCATTTGCCTGAGCCTTTAGAACTTCCAGAATCAACTTGTTCTTGGTAGCTCCTTTGTAGACTTGGGCGCTTCCCGCGCAACCTACGACCGAACCAACCCACACTCCTTTGTCTTTACTCAGGACTAGTTGGGTACCATCTTCGAGGTCCATTGTTTCTGGTTCTTCTGGTTCCTCGGGGGGTGGGGGCGGACCTGCTACAGGAGGAGTCTCGATAATTTCCGGGTCTAGGTTTTCCTGAGATGTGAGAACTGGATCTTGGTCATTAATATCTTCGTCGAGGTTGGGAAGATCGGGCATATTCCAATCTACGTTGTTTGCGAATGGGTCGGGGCTTCCGTCAGAGTTCAGGAGCCAGGGGTCAGATACAGGCTTACTCATGTTGTTCATTCCTCTTGATATAATCCAATATCAACGGGTAGGTGTTTAAGGAAAAAGTATACGTTATTTCTTAGTGGAATTGTCCATTATTCGGACTTTCAGCCAATGTTTGTGGAAGTACGAGTTATCCAAGCTTGGCCGGTGGCCCAGGACCAATCACCAACGTACGGCTGCGGGTATCCGGGCCAAGGCTGAATATACGGAGAGGATAGTGGGTTCTTTCTACCACAACATGGGCAATACCCACAATTGGGGCAAACGTGTTGCGTCTGCTGATTAGGTTCCCCTCCGCACGAAAGTTGTGTATATGTGCTTGCTTGTCCTACGAGATTCTCGTCCACTACGCCTCCTGCTGTTTCAAAACATCAAGTTTATCTCGGAACCCACTTAAGTACGCCGTGAACTCCGTATCTGGGTGTAGTGCGAATTCCATTGCATTTTCGAGGTCCTGCTTGAAGAAAGTCTCGAATTGACTCAGGACAGAAAGTCCGGCATGGGAGGCTACTACTGCGGGGTCTCCCGGCGGAAGAGATCGATGCGCTTGGTCAGTACCATCTACGTAGCTGTGGACAGTATCAAAGATGATCTCCCAGGCTTGGTCTGGTACTGTTCGTAGAATCCGTCCCCGTTCGTACACATCAATCTTGCCTTCTAGTTCATCGGGGTAGATAATGTCGGTCACGACTGCCCTCCGTACCGCTTAATAAGCCCGTCGATGTCTACATACCCTTTTTGAGGGGGAGGAGGTGCGGCGGATACTCGGCCCATACGTCCTGTTTTGACTTGGTGGGCTTGGTTGATTAGGTTCTGAATCTCGGCGTCCGACATTCGATCATAATCGGTGGCGGGGATAGCGTTGTCTTTAGTACTAAAATTTGGTTGAGTCATTAGTAGTCGTCATCCCTCCAATCGTCGTAGTCGTACTCTGGCTCGTTTTCTTCCTCTAGTTTTTCCGGAGGGATGATGTCGGTTCTCACACTCCACTCCGGCCCAGAAAAGATTTTCTCTAACGCTTTCTCAGGGTTCTTGAGGGCTTTGCGGTATTCCCGAACGCCCACAAAAAGTTTATTGATCTGGTCGTCTGAGAGAGCGTCCAGACCTTCCGCCGGGTACGCGTAGCCCCCGATAGACTTTCTTTCGTCCTCTACCTTTTGGTAAAGTTCTTCTTGTGTATAGGAGGGGGTGAACTCTTCTTCCGAGTTTTGGGATGTGGGAAATTGCGTTATTCTCCCGTCCGGCCAGAATCTTGTGCCCGCAGAAGACCATCTATTAAACGAAGGCTTTGCGCGCCATTCCGCGTAATCTTTGTCTTCCGGGAGGAAAATTCTTTGGCAGACAGTACAGATTCCAACAGCCGCACCCGTATCCAAAGTGTGCCAGACGATGCTCGTCCTTCCAAAGGTATCTTGCATTTCGCTTAGAGGATTACAGCCAGCAACGTGGGGGCAGTTGTCTTGCTCGTCTTTCTTGTAACGCTCTTGTCTTTCTCGTAATTCTTTCGCTAGTTTTCTAAACGTAGATTCACGAGTTTCTTCTTCCAGGAGCGCCTGCGCTTTTCTCTTGAATTCTTTCAGAAAATCCTCTAGTGCGGAAAGAAGAGGCTGTAACAAATCTTCTAACTTTTGGGCCATCGTGTCTCCTGCATCAATCCGATGCCTCGGGGGTTTGTCCATTATCTGGACGGTTTAGTTGGGTGTCTATCCAATCGGCTATTTGGCGGTGTTCGGCGGCGGTGCCCACGTTCTTGATTCTGTTTGCTCGCCAACTGATTACCGCAACATTTCCGGGAACGTATCCGAGTTCGGGGATGATCTTGTCTAGAGTCGGCGAACTGTCTTGCATCTTTCCCTTGTTTCTCTCTATCGGTATTCCTAGAGCCGGGCAGATATTAGGGATTAGCATGTATTCTTTTGTGATCGAGAAAGGGAGCTTGTTGTCTTTAGCTCTTTTCCTAGCGCAAGTTAGTAGTGTACTCGCGTGACTCTTATCGGCGGGGCGAGTAGTAAAACATACACTCGACTTCCCTTCAATCCAATCCGCTATTTGCCTGTGCTCAGCGGAGGTTCCATTACTTTTCATCACATTGGCTCGGCGGCTAATGACAGCTATATTTCCGGTCACATATCCCAACTCTGGTACTATTTTGTCCAGCGATATGGAGTCGTCTCCAGTAGCCCCCTCATTTATTCTCAAAGGAAGTCCGAAAATTGGACAAACTTCCGGAATAATTATGTCCGTTTTGTCGATAGTAAAAGGAAGTCCAAATTCTTTTGCGCGTCTCTTAGCAGCGGACCAGACATAGGCTTCAGGATTCGTTCGACGTTGCTCTTTCTGACCCTCTGAGACTATTTCTTTACGACCCTTCCGGTATGTGTATCCCTCAGAAATCAACTTTTCGATATTTTCTTTCCGGTATTCTTTATGATATTCGGAAATCTTATCTTTGTGCTTCGCAGCATACTGCCGAATACCCGCTAATTCTTTCTCGGGATTTTTGGCATATCGTTGTTTTCTGATCGCACTGTCGCAAGATTTACAGGACGGACGTCTGCCATCTTTGTTGGCTTTATCCCGGTAAAATTCTGTTATCGGTTTTACTTCGCCGCATTTTGTGCAGACTTTTGTTGCTTCAATATTTTCCATTTTGTCCTCATCTTGCCATGAGGTTTTGGGGTCGAGGGCAAGCTCGACCCCTTACCCTAGATTCGAATCCAAAAACAGTATACCATACTATGTTCTAGTTGTCAACACTTATTTTAAACGTTTAACGAGCCAAACCCAGATGAGGCATTGGGCGCTCCCGTGAGTTCTTGGGGAGCTACAGACGCCTTGAATGATTCTCGAAGCACGTCACGAGCGGCCCGGGCTGTGTTCTCCTGATCCGCCAGTGTCTGGGCTTGCTGGAATTTTTGTTCCGCTAGCTGAGATTGTACTGCTGCTTTCGACTGCTGAGCAGCAGATTGCGATTGAGCTTGCATACGCGCCATCTCTTGCTCGTTCATTGGGCGAATCAAGTCTTTCATATTTTTCAGCTCGGCCATCTCCATCCACGTTCTCACCAGTTCGATGAAATCAACTGTCATTCCTTGATTCTGCAAATGGGTAGTTGCTTCGGGAGATAGAATCTGTTGACTTATCATGGGGAGAGCTTGCTGTGCAACGCGCCTCGTCTGCATTTTACTTCCGGCAAGGACGGCAAATTTGACTTTCGCATTGAGAACATTTATTATATCCCCACCATCTTGTACATACTCGTGCTGCAACTCTTCTGAGAGAATAAATTCCAACTGCGAATAGGGCAACATCATCTGGTTCATTTCAGAAACGTCATACAAATAAGGCACCAGCACCTGATTAGCCAGTTTATCGATACAATCGGAGATGATATTTGACGCGCCCTGTCCGAGTAGTGAAGCTCCGGCGGAGGATCGGGCGAGGTTAGAGTGCCCAGCCGACCCAGCATTTCCCTGAGAGGTAATTGGGTTAGCGCCCGACACAGAATCCACCCTCTGCTGAGACATGGCAAAGAGCTGGTTGGCTTCTTGTACTGGATCTCCGAACTTCAGAGGTTGTAGATCGCCTTGGGCGTCCACTTCGATCATTTTGTTGGGGCCGATGCGGATGCTTTGTGTCGGGACCGACTTTCCTTTTACACGAACCATAGGAGCGTTCAACTTCAGGTTCGCGATGTTCATCATCAGGTTTGTAATACCGGCTTGGACACGCTGTTCTGTGCCGATCAGCCGACCAAGACCGATAGACCAGAAAGCTCCGGGCTGGTCCCACCAACCGATACTCAGGAACGGGATTTTACCGTAGGCGTTCTGTCCGTTGTAGATGACCACCTTTTTCTGGATCACTACGATTAGGGTTTTGTTGTCCCACCGTTCGAGGACTTCCAGAGGTTGCTGGAAAGGATCGACCGTGGTAGCTTCCCACGGAGATTCCGCGCGCGCGTCCCACAAAGGATTGCGTCCGCCTTCTTGCTGGGGATTGGATTCGACGGGTTCCTTCGGGGGGAGAAACAACTCAAGCATCTTCTCGCGAGATGGAATATCGTAGCCTTCACGGTCGCGCAGCTTGTCAATATCGTCCCAGGTCATATACCGGCGGCGGACAATATATTTAGCTTTGCGGATGTCTGGGACTTCGAGACCTGGGTCCACCAGAATTTCCCGAAGATTGACTATGTGCTCAAAAGTAGGTCTGTCGATTACTTCTTCGATCTCTTCTACTTCGAGTTCGTCATCAGATATTGAGGTCTCAGGAGCGCCGGGAATAGTGCTTGGAATTTTGACAACTGGATTCTTCCGCTTGACGATCTTTCGAGTCTTGGTGTATTTTTCCCACCCTTCGGCGAAAATGGCTGTTCCGAACAGTAGACAGTTCATCAAACCAAGACGGAGTTCTTCTCGGAAGTTGATGTCTTCCAGTTGATAGCCGAGAAGGGCCGACACGGCGCGCGCACACTGCGCTGAGGTTCCGCTCCGTTCTTGAACCATAAAAGGGGGATTTTCGTAGAACAATCCGGCCAAAAGCTGGGGGTTGATGCCGTTGACCGCCGTAGCCACCGTGAAGAAATTTACCGAAGAAGCTTCAATTGAGGTACCCGGCCAGAAGTTCGGGGCATAAATCGAAGTATAGAGGTCTCGGGAAGAAACCCAGGCCATTATCCAGCTTTTTCTCTGCTCATCGGATTCTGCCCTCTCCGTATCTTGGACTACGAGAGCAAGAGACGCGGGGTCTCCGAAAGTCCCGGTATGCAGAAACTCTAACGCTTCGTCTTTTGTTATGTCCTGGTGCGGGTCGCGGACTGGTTCTGGAAGCTGGCTCATTTATTCTCTCGTTAGGCCAAGGGCCTTTATTTTGTTAGAAACAGTGTGGTGATCAGACCTAGTCGTTTTCCGATTTCTCGTAACGATATTGATACCGTTCAATGCGCCGATGATTGCCATGCGACCCCTTAGATTGAAACCTTATTGAGTACCGCCGCTGGCAGTCCGGAAAGCAACACACGGGCTGTCTGAACTCCCAACTCATAGCCGGACTTGAAGTCCTCGGAGGCATTAGGTACGGCGGAATGCAGCTCTTTCCGCTGATCCGGCAAAACCCACGCCTCCGCGCTGAAAGCTGTAGGCGATTGCAATTGGTCAATCGCCGCTTCGATCATCATCGCCGCTGGTACAATCATTTCTCGCCTCCCTGGAGCCTCGCCGGGCGTACAAATCCCTAACTGCACCCCGTGATAGTAACCGACCCAGTCCCACTTATCGTGATTTTTCCTGTAGTGCCTACTGTGATGGTGCAGGAACTGGAAGGTGTGGTGATCGTGTACAGCGCCGAGCTAACCGCACTGTTGGTGTATCCGGATTTCACTGCCAGCGCCTTGACGGTCGTGGTCGTCACAATCGAGAACGGCGCAGCATAGAGAGTCGAAGAGGTCGTGGGATTGGTGCCATTTGTAGTGTAGTAAATCGCCGCGCCGCTGGTGCTGCTGGCGAGGGCTACTGACTGAGCTACGGTGTACGTACCTGCCACGGGACTGAACGTGGGAGTTGCGGCGGTTGGAGGCGTGGTGGTGATGGTGTACGCGGCGGAGCCAACTGTCGAGTTGGTGTATCCGGACTCGGTTGCGATCGCATAGAGCGTTTGCGTTGATGCCACGGTCACCGCACCCGTCGCCTGAGTCGCGCCGGTGCAGGAGGCACCATGTTTTTATTCCAAGCACCGCAGTGCCATCATTATCGTTGCCTGACTCCCACCTGACGATTAGGCACCGTTCAGATGTATTCAGCTACGGCGTTGGCTTCAGCGAGTAGACGATCACCGCATTCCCCGGTGCTCCGCCTAAAGTGCTGGTCAGCGTGACGGTACCGGAACAGGTGGCAGTGCCACTCGTGCATGTGGCCGTAGTGGGTGCGGCTGTGCAGCTTTGCCCTCGCGAGGTGATTGTGATCGCTCCGGCCACTCCGCTTGTGACTGCCATTGTTGCCGTAGCTGTGCAGGCAGCATTGAAAGTCCCCAGTGATACGTTTCCTGTCCCGCTAAGCGGGAGGCTGCTCACATACGTTGCTGTTGCCACGCCTGTGGCTATAAATCCTATCTCAGGCTGTAAGTTTTTCGTTGTCGTTGAACTGACAGTTATCGGTGAATATGTATTTTCTGCGGCTACCAGGGATGCGCTGGAAAAGTTCCCCGACATAAACTCCGATACGCTAAGGACGGATGGAGAGAGAGCGACAATGTTGTAATTGATTTCTCCTACATATCCTGCTGAACTTCCACTCCACGTTGCTAAGCCCTGTGGCGTGTAAATGTTAGTCGTGCCATAAAAAAGTTTATAATATGCGCTTGGGGGAGCACTGCTGGAATACACGCCAATCTGCATCTTCAGCTCGTAGGTTGACTTTGCAGCAATGGTGTTGGCAGGAACGGAGTAGTTGTTGGAGGTCGAGTACAGAGTAGTACTGAGCGCATCTGTCGTCTGGTTGCTGCACCACAGATACAGGCTCCCGCCGCTCGACCATGTGCAACCCAAAGGTGTGGATGGATCGACGGTGATGAGATTAGGAATGGCAGACAGTACCTTGAATGGACCGGCGTTAAAGCTCCCGCTGGTGCATGTAGCTGATGCTGTGATGCCGAAAAGCTGGCCCGGAGCAACGTATGCGGCAGGTAGGGACGTGCCCGTGATCGTGGTCGAAGTCCCCGCCGTGATCGCGTTTGCCCCGATGCTTTGATCTGCCGCCATCGCGCAGGCGCACTCTGGAGTGACAGACGGCGGAGGTGATGCCAACTGGGCACCAATAGTGTTCGCACTAATGGTTAGGGGCGTAGACCCATTGAAAACAGCGCCGGGGGCTGCTCCCGCATTGCTATTGTTAATGGTTAAATTGGCGGGCGTGCCCTGGTTGCAGGCTTGCCCTACGTCATACAACAAGGGCGGATTGACGGAGAACCATCCGGCGCAATCTCCAGGTGTTATTGTTCCGTACACTGTAGGTACGCCGGTAAGAGTACCGTTCGGAGCTACGGTCCATGAGTTCTGAGCCGCCGCTGTCATAGTGAAAATCAGAGCAAACAAAAAGGTAATTGTCTTCATTGCGTCCTCCTAGTTTCCGCCAGCGTAAATGCTGGCCACGCGTGACGCATCGAACATTTCAGGATAAACTCGCAAGTCCCACACATAACCGTGCAGGTAGTTTGATCCTCCAGAGATTCCAGCACCAACGTACAGGTGGTTGAACTGGTAAGCCCCATTATTTACGCCTGTAAATGTTCCTGACAGCACGCCATTGACGTAAATATAGGTGTTCACCGCGTCAGTTGTTACCACGATATAATAGGGAGTTCCAGTGTTCAATGCCGTTGTGGAGAGTTTGTAGCTATTCCCCAACCAGTAAGCCAACACCTTGTTCGCGCCACTAACTTTGATCTCCAGTAGGCGGGCGGGATTGCCATCTGTCGGCGAGGTGCCTACACTCCACACCGGATCGTTAGCATTTAGCTGGTCAAACTGCACCCAAAAGCTGAAAGCCATCTCATTGCCAAGTATGGTGCGCAAATCCATCACTTGATGCAACGCGGCCAGCGCAGTAGTATTTGTGCTTATGAGTGCGGGCTGGCTGGCCGCCCCACTCAACGCAGTATATATGGCGGTAATGACAGAACCTGTCTCCAGCGCATGTGACGACTTAGTTACGTCCATCATCGGCACAGTAGGCGTATCCAGGTATGCCATATCGTAGGTTTGGTCATTAACAGCGGCATAACCGAGAAACGTCCGCGAAGCTGCTGTAAAATATGGAGTGGTAGAGCGCCAGAGTTTTAGCCCGTGATCATACAGCGCCGAGCCGGGAGCGGCATCAAAAGGAACCATCATATAATATAGGTTTCCTTCCATCCAAACCGATGCACAATAACTATCCGTATCGGTAAAGATAGGGCTGTTAGCAGCGGCAGTCATGGCTCCGCTAAATGTCTGGTCTTGCGTGGTGTAGACGTATTGGTTTCCGTGCTGTAGTTTCCCATTTGTGTATAAGTAATATGTTGCCGATGAAGGACTGTAGATCACCGCAGTAGGATCGAAGTTGGTAGATGCTGGATTAAATAAACCAGGAGCGGCGCCGCTGTTAATACGGGTAAACGTGATGCCGTCAGTCGCAGTCGCCTCGCCCAGTTGATTTGTGGCATTTACCGCGCTATTAGACCCTCGGTACAACATAATCCAAACACCATCCGAAACGCGCTGGAAGACGCTGCTTGTTTGGAGCGTCGCATCCCACGGACCACACGCAATAACGTCTCCGCTAGACGGTTCAGTGGTGGGTGTTGTAGTAACAACGATGGTTGTTCCGGTCGAGGATACGACATAATTACCCGCTTGAATGTATCCGTGATTTGTCTGGTCGTATACCAGCATCCCACTTGTACAGGAAGCTCCTCCAGATACCACGTTAATTGTGGTTGTAGATGAACCTGCCGCTGCCGTGACAGTAGTTCCCATTCCTAAACTTGCTAAAGCTATGGTAGGATTGCTCCAATTCACCAGATTGGAGCTTTCAAAGCGGTTAATATTTGAAGCCCCACTTTGTCCATTCGATAGATAGTAGTACCAACCACCAGCCGGATTTCTTGTTACTTGGCCATAAATGTTTTCAGAACCCGGCCCATTAATCACAGGATTGCCTGCATACTTTGTCCAGAGATTCTGGAGCGACCCAGTCTCCATCAAAGGCACCGTGATGTCAACATACTGTCCGGAAGTTGTAAAGTGGAAAGCGGGAACTGTGCCGAGCGGCCCGGTGATTGTTGTTGCAACTGTCGAAGTATTGCCACTGACAAGCACTCCGTTTAGGGTTGTACCGTCTATGGACGGGACGGATGTAGCAGTGACCGTTGTAGAGGCAGCATTGTCACTGAACGCCCACCCAAGATAGGTGTTGGCAGTAAACTTTGAAAAAGGTGCCGCCGTCGCCTGACTAGTGCCGTCAGGAAAGATGACGCCGGTCGAACCGATTGTTGTAGGTGTCGTAGTGCCAGCCGCGACGGTTCCTGAAAAGTTTCCGTTTGTGCCATTGACTACGTTCGGAGTTGTGCTGCCCAATACGGGAGGAGAAGCAAAATTTACGACTGGAACGTTGGCAAGAACAAAAGCATCCGTAGCTACTTTGGCGGTGTTGTCCCCGGTGGTTTGGGTTGTAGCGGTGATTCCATTTGGAAGAGAACTAGTTGGTTGGACTGTAGTTCCATTTGCGGCATAATACGGGACTTGTCCCGCAGTACCAGAGCCAACAGTCCCCGAACCTCCTCCTCCTCCATTTATGCAGATATTCTCGGTAGTATAACTTCCTTGACCGGGAGCAGAAACAGTTTCATTGACGCAGTAATTAAGTGGGATATAGTAGTCGTAGTTGCCGTTTTTATCCGAGGTAACCAATCCCGAAGTGATCTGACTAGATAAACCGGGGTCCGAATAAATAGTTGCGGTCGCTCCCGTAACCGTGTTGGTCACGTAGATAGAGCCGTTCGGCACAATTTGCGCAGTAACGCCAGAAGTTCCCCGGGCCAATAGTTGGTTGACCCGGTGGTACCCCGTGGTGGCTTGGCCAAAAGCAAGAATCGGAATGAGAAGCAGCAAGAAAAGTTTATTCATCGGGCCTCGTCCAGATAATGGAGCGCTGTTAGCACGTATGTTCGCCAGTTTCAAAATCTACAGAGTAAGGAACGGAGATCGAAGTGCTTCCTTCGCTGGCTGTTCCTACTTTCCAGTCGGCCTTGCCCCACTTTGCGGGAGTATGTTCTCCATCGTCTTGAGCGTGCTGCGGACCTTCTTGTTCTGTGGTAAGGGAAACGAGTTGTCCTGCTCCCTTAGCTTCGCCTTCGGGGCCAGAAGGGCCGACAGCGGAGTAGTCAGATGGTTTTGAGTTGCGCGGAGATTCGAGATTTCCGCCGAGCACAACGAGATTACCTACGGTCATATTATCCTCTTGATATTGCCGCAGGCGGGAAACCCGGTGCGGGATTTTGTTTTGGTGCAGAATTCAGAGCAGACTTGCTCCACGGGAAGGATGGTTTAGGAGAAGGTTTGTAACTGGGGAGGCCAGCGGGAGAACTGTCCGGAGGGGGAGCGGACCACCCGTTTGGGCGATCTACTCGGAGGTGTGGCTGGAAAGTAATACCGAATAATTCGTACGTACCGTTATTTACAACGTCAGACGACTGCTGTGGCATCTTTCCAATAAATTTCTGACCCGTCGGTGCGTTCCATCGATTCGGCTGGCAAGGGTCGCAAGAGTACTCATCAAGGACCTCGCCGTCATCGTCCGTTATCTGGACAAATAGTTTCACGCTACCCCCAAAATCCGGCCCCAAGGACGTTTGGCAGCCCATACGGCGTCTGAGTTGATGCTTCTGGTTCTGGTTGGAATAGATCGGCTGTTGGCATAATTGGCTGTTCGCTATTTATGATGTTTCCGTTATCGTCCATCCATGATCCGTTCTGCGCCATATAGTCTTCGTTGAAGAGTTCGTTCCATCCTATTTGATCTATGCGGGAGAACATCTCTACGTTGTTTTCGACTATGGCTTGGGTGGCGCGGGGGGCATACCGATTGGGCATCTGAGAGATGACATCGGGTATATCATCGTGGTGATGCGAGACCA